CCATTAGGCGATGCCTTCCTGATTAAAATCAAAGATTTTAATCAGGAAATAGTATGAGATTTGGAGATTTCTAAGGTATGCGGCGGGGCGGTAATTCGGTGGGTTGGTGGCCTGTGTGGGTTTTACGGAAGTGGTCGCGGGCGGCGGGTAGGGAGAAAGATTTTCAGGGATTTATCTGGTTGCACCTTCGGGTGCAACTTTTTTTGCCTTCTTGGGTTTGGATGAAAGGGAGGTTACTATGGAACGCAAAAGCGTGGAAAAGGAACTGAAGCAGCGAATCCAGACGGGGAAAATCCGGAGGGAGGATGTGACGCGGCGGCTGGCGGAACTGGCGTTCGGGAAAGCCAACGACTGCGTGCGGCTGGCGCTGGAGGATGAGCCGAGGCTGGACAAGTTGGACCTGAGTTTGCTCAGCGAGGTCAAGCGCAACGACAAGGGGACGGTGGAGATCAAGCTCATTGACCGGTTACAGGCGCTGGAACAGCTGGCGACGGTGGCGGACGGGGAGCAGACGGACATGGACGATTTCCTGAAGGCGTTGCAGGGCGGCGGGGAAGAATGACGGCATTTTCGCCAAAGCAGCGGACGGTGCTGAGCTGGTGGGTGCCGGGAAATCCCAACCGGGACAGGGAGGCCATCGTGTGCGACGGGGCGGTCCGCTCCGGGAAGACACTGGCTATGGGGCTGAGCTTCTTCCTGTGGGCCATGAGCTGCTTTAGCGGCCAGAAGTTCGGCGTCTGCGGCAAGACGATCGCGTCTCTGCGGAGAAATGTGTTGTCCGAGATTTTGCCGAAGCTGGAAGCGCTGGGGGCGAAATGGAAGGAAAAGCGGACGGATAACCTGCTGACTGTAAAATTCCGGGGGCGGGAAAACCAGTTCTACGTCTTCGGCGGGCGGGACGAAAGCTCCGCAAGCCTGATTCAGGGTATCACCTTTGCCGGGGTGCTGCTGGACGAGGTGGCGCTGATGCCCCGCAGCTTTGTGGAACAGGCCTGCGCCCGGTGCTCTGTCGCCGGGAGCCGGTTATGGTTCAACTGCAACCCTGCCGGGCCGGGGCATTGGTTTTACCGGACGTGGATTCTGGAGGCGGAGAAGCGGAACTGTCTGCGGCTCCACTTTACCATGGAGGACAATCCCTCCTTGACGCCTGAGATCCGGCAGCGGTATCAGAAGCTGTACACAGGGGTGTTCTACCGGCGGTTTATTCTCGGACAGTGGGCGCAGGCGGAAGGTCGGGTTTACGACTTTTTCTCGCCGGAAATGGTGGGGAAAGCGCCGGAAAGCTGCGAAAAGTGGTACATATCCTGCGACTACGGGACGGTGAATCCTACGTCCATGGGGCTGTGGGGGCTGTGCGGCGGGGTCTGGTACCGGGTGAAGGAGTTTTACTTCAATTCCCGGGAGGCCCGGCGGCAGATGACCGACGAGGAATACGCCCGGGCGCTGGAGGGACTTGCCGGGGGACGGCGAATTTCGGCGGTGATCGTTGACCCCTCGGCGGCCAGCTTCATTGAGGTCCTGCGGCGGAAGGGGTGGCGGGTGCGCAAGGCGGAAAACGATGTTCTCAGCGGTATCCGGCTGACCTCCGATCTGCTGAAGGCCGGGAAAATCGTGATTTGCGAGGGGTGCGCGGACTGCCTGCGGGAGATGGACGAGTACGTCTGGGATTTATCCGGCGGGGGGAAGGACAAGGTGCGCAAGGAGCACGACCACGCCATGGACGACATGCGGTACTTCGCCGCCACGGTTCTGGGGGAGCGGCAGGAGGGAGTTTCCGCGTGGGCGGTGGAGAGAAGGCGCTGACGGGGGCCGTCAGGGTAATATTTGCTTGAAGGGAGCGATTTTTTGAAACGAAAGCAGAAGGAAACCGGAGGCGTTGCGGCAGTATGCCAGCTTCGCACCGGGAACACCCACCCCTTTGGGGTGATGAAGGGGTTTACGCCTCTGGGCGCCGGGGAGGAGCGGATTTACCGGGAGATGCGGGAAGCCATTCCGGTGCTGGATGCCGCGGTCGCGAAAATGGTACGGCTGTGCGGCGGGTTTGAGGTCCGGTGCCGGGACCGTGAGGCACAGCACCGGCTCAATGTTTTTTTGCAGATGATGCCCTGCGGCCGGGGACAGATGGGAATCGAAAGCTTTTTGAGCGGGTATCTGGACAGCCTGCTGACCTATGGCCGGGCGGTGGGCGAACTGGTGATCGCCGGTGGAAAACTGCGGGCGGTATGCTGGGGAGACGTGACGGCGCTGGAAGCGCAGGAGGGGGAAAATCCCCTGGAAACGGTGCTGTGGGGCACCGATGAGCATGGCCTGCTGCGGCCGCTCCCTTATCAGCAGCTCCTGCTGTTCACCACGATGAATCCCGAGCCGGCACACCCTTATGGAGTGAGCATGTTCCGGGGGATGCCGTTCCTCGCGGACATTCTTCTGAAAATTTACAACACCATCGGCGTTAACTGGGAACGCGCCGGGAACATCCGCTACAGCGTCATCTGCAAGGGCGGCGAAAACCTCGACCCGGTGACGGCACAGGAGCGGGGGAAAGCCGTGGCGGCGGAATGGAGCCGGGCCATGGAGGACAACAAGAACGGCACGGTGCGGGATTTCGTGGCCGTGGGGGATGTGGAGATCAAGGTCATCGGCGGGGAAGCGCCGATATTGGATTCCGAGACCCCGGTGCGGCAGATCCTGGAGCAGCTGGTGGCAAAAACCGGGCTGCCGCCCTTTTTGCTGGGGCTGAACTGGAGCACCACCGAGCGGATGAGTACCCAGCAGGCGGATCTGCTGACCTCGGAACTGTGGGCGCTGCGGCGGACGGTGGAGCCTGCCATGCGGAAGATCTGTCAGACCTATCTTGCGCTGGAAGGGCTGGACAACCGGGTGGAGATCGAGTGGGACGACATCAGCTTGCAGGATATCACGCAGGAGGCGCAGGCGGCGCTTTACCGGGCGCAGGCGGAAAAGTGTCTGGCGGATGCGTCCCAAAATGAAAATTCTTGAATGGAGGAACCGGCATGGAAATCAACAAGGCGGCACAGGCCGCAAGCAGCGGCGCACCTACGGCGGTACAGCTGGAAGCGATCAACAATCTTGCCAAGGCGCATCTGACAGCCCAGCAGGTTTACGTGTTCTCCCTGCGGCTGTGCGACGATCAGGTAGACCGGGACTTTGAGCGCTTCGACAGCGCCGCGCTCCCCGGACTTGCCAAGCTGTTTATCGGCAAGACGGGGATCGTTGACCACAAGTGGAGCAGCGACAAGCAGGTGGCGCGTATCTTCCAGACCGAGGTGGTGCGGGAGGACGGCGCGGAATTCATCAAAGCATGGGCGTACATCCGGCGGGGGGATGCCAACGACGAGATCATCGCCGACATTGAGGCGGGAATCAAAAAGGAGGTATCCGTGGGGTGCGCCATGGGGCGCTCCGTATGCTCCATCTGCGGGAGCGACTACGGTTCCTGCGGGCATCGGAAGGGCGAGAGCTATGACGGACAGGTCTGCTGCGCCATTTTACAGGAGCCGATGGACGCCTACGAGTTTTCCTTTGTGGCCGTCCCGGCACAGCGGGAGGCCGGGGTGCTGAAGGGGCTGGGCTGCGGAAAGCCAAAGCTCAAGGAGCTGGCCGATGAATTCGGCGCGCAGGCGGAATACCGGGCGCTGTATCAGCAGGCAGAGCTGGGGAAGCGCTACCAGAAGGAACTGGAGGACAGCATTGTGCGTCTGGGGCTGTCGCTGGAGCTGGGGGTGGAAGCGCCGGTGCTGCGGAGTATCGCTAAGACCGCCGCGGCGGAAGACCTGATCAAGCTCAAGTCGGCGCTGGAAGAGCGGCTGGCGGAGAGTATGCCGCTTACGACCCAGCTGGGCGGCTGCCGGGGGAAAGAGGAAAAAGTGGAAAGTGGATTTTTGATTTAGGGATTTTACGGGGCTTCGGGGCGGCGCGGGGCTTTACGTGAATGACACTGCCGCAAATACATCATAGGTTCTCCGGCGAAGGCCGGCAGCCATAAATTTACTTGGGAGGATATCAAATGGGTTATGACAATCTGAAACTGGAAAAGGGTATGTACCGGCAGGAGGGTATGAACTTTACGCAGGTGCTGGAATCTCTGGACCCCAGCGAAAACTATCGGGGCACCGCGCTGGAGGGCACCGACGCCTTTCAGCGGCAGCTGAAGCGCTTCGGCATCCGCGCCAAGGGGGCGGGTTCTTCTCCTGTGGAGAAGTTCTTCCGTACCATGGACTCCGCCGTGCTGTTTCCTGAGTACATCGCCCGCACCGTCCGGCAGGGCATGGAGGAGAATGACATTCTGCCCGCCATCACCGCTACCACCACCGTCATCGACGCCATGGACTACCGCTCCATCTACTCCATCCCCACCGACGCGGACAAGGAGCTGAAGGACGTGATGGAGGGTGCGTCCATCCCCGAGACTGCGGTGAAGACCAAGGAGCATCTGGTGCAGCTGAGCAAGCGGGGCAGAATGCTGGTGGCGTCCTATGAGGCCATCCGCTTCCAGAAGCTGGATCTGTTCGGCGTGATGCTGCGTCAGATCGGCGCACACATCCAGAAGCAGCAGCTGGCCGACGCGGTGAATGTGCTGATCTCCGGCGACGGCAACGATAACGCCGCTACCCAGTACACCATCGGCACCAGCCCCATCTCCGGCACTAAGGGTACGCTGGCTTACGACCAGCTGGTGGAGTTCTGGGGGCAGTTTGACCCCTACACCATGAACACCATTCTCTGCTCCACCGCCACCATGACCAGCATGCTGAAGATCTCCGAATTGCAGAATCCCCTCACCGGGCTGAATTTCCAGGGCACCGGCAAGCTCAGCACCCCTCTGGGCGCGCAGCTGCACCGCACCTCTGCCGTGTCCGACGGCGTGATCATCGGTCTGGACAACCGCTACGCGCTGGAGCTGGTTCGTGCCGGCGACGTGCTGGTGGAGTACGACAAGCTCATTGACCGGCAGCTGGAGCGGGCGGCCATCACCTCCATTTCCGGCTTCGGCAAGATCTGTGACGGCGCGTCCCTCGTGCTGAACGTATGACGCTGACGGAACAGGTTTTTGCTCAGGCGGCGCTGCTGGCGGGGGAACTGGACGGGCGGCAGACGAATCTGCTGCGGCTGCTGTGCGGCGCGTCCGCTTCCTCCCTGACGGCGCGGCTGCGGGAGGGATTAACGCCGGAGGACTGCAAGGCGGATTTCATCGCTGCGGCCAGTCTGCTGGCGCTGGCGCAGCTGAACGGCGTGGACGACGACGCGCAGGTGGAGGAGTTCAAGGCCGGTGATCTGACGGTGAAGCAGGGAAGCAAGAATCGGGACGCGGCTTCCCAGTGCTTGCAGCGTCAGGCAGAGCTGATGATCGCGCCCTATCTGAAAGACGGTTTTTCCTTCCGGGGGGTCTGACATGCGGAGAATGGTTGAGAAAATCATTGCTCAGTACGGTACGGATATGCGGCTTACCAGCGGCACTGAGACGAAAACCGTCCGGGCTTTTTTTCGGGCGGTGAACGCCAAAAGCTGGCAGAGCATGGAAAGCGAGGCAACGCTCCTGGGAGAGATCTCCCGGGGGCAGTACGCCTACATCGGCCCCGTCGGCGCGCAGGTGCGGGAGGGGGATACGCTGACCCTTGGGGATAAGACGTATCTGTTCCGGCGGGCGGAGCTTTATTACTACCGCAATCAGCCGGTCTACCAGTGGGGGCTGTGCGTGGAGAAGGGTGTGAACGATACTTGGGCATCTCAATCCTAGAGCTTGTGCTGCGGCGGCTGCGGGAAGCAAAGTTCACGGCGGACGTGGCCTTCCCCGGGCAGAAGTTCCCGCAGATCACGAAGCCTGTGGCGGCGGTCCACATTGAGAAGGTGGACAGAGCAAACATGACGGTGACGGTGGAGGTCAACATCATCTGCCCCGCCGCCATGGGCGGCACCGCCTGTGAGGTGGAGGCTCTGCGGGCAACGGAAATTCTGCGCTGGTCGGGGGCCGTGTGCATACAGAACGGATGTACCTACGACGGGATCAGTCAGGTGTACGTGGTGGCGATACTGGCGACCTTCACCTGTGTGACGGAGGCCAGCAAGTGCAGCCTCGGCCCCGGGTTCCGGGCGTACATCAACGACATCGTTCAGCCCAACGCCATCGCCTTTTCCGAGGAAGAGGTGTCGGGGGTTCAGGCGGAGTATGTTACCGGCGAGTCG